ACTGTGGGGCCATAGTCGGCAAAGAATACAATGTTTGTACCCCAACTGACGTCGTTGTCAGTGAAATGGCCGGTATGGACAGGGATAGTGGCGACATGTTTCCTTACATTGAGCACATGTTCGCCAACCGCGAACTCAATTTCGATCACGACAGGGCCATCCCCAAGTTTTATGATGGTCGCGTGATTGAAATCGCAGAGAACAAGTGGTACTGTGGCACTGGCCGTGGTATGGCTTTGCTATCCCTTGAGGGAAGATACGACAAGCACAAGTGGGCTGCCGGCATGTATGGTGGTGGCGGCCGATGGGCTAAAGAACAAAGGGCCCAGAAGATCGGCCTTTACGACAACGATGCCGACGATGATAAGCATACTGCCTTCACAGCGAAGAGAAATCACGCTGTCGATAAGGAGTCTGCCGTTTCTCAGGCCGGCAAAGAAAACGAGATAGATGATTCGCTATTGATTGACGATTCGTCTTTCGAGTCTGAGCAAAACAGCAAAATCTTGGACGATACTCGCCTTAAGATTTACGAGAATGCCATTGTCGCATCTATGGCGGCCGATCTTCAAGTTGACGCCAAAAGGAAAATTGTCTCAGAAGCCTTACAACATGCTCTGGCAATTCTCAAGGCAGGAGCGATCGCTGAGGGAAACGAGCGCCCGAGCGGGAGTCCCGCGCCCGGGGTATCGGGCACCCTTGGTGGAGGAGCTTCATCAATTGGACTGAAGAAGGAGAATGCTGTGTTTTCGACGAAACCAGCGATCTCATCCTCGGCGACACAGCTGTCCCAACCGGATGGTGCAGACCAAACAAACTTGTCTGGGTTCAAAACAGTCCTGTCGAAGGGGCAGAAGAAGAAACTCAAGGCAAAAAGCCAGATTATACAGTCGGCATCATCCTCGGAGCTCAAGGCGGAAGAACAACCGTCAAGCGCCCCTACGATCCCTCCAGAGAAATCCTCTACAGATACTTCCCCGACCTCGGAGACCAGTATCATTACGTCGATATCTCCACAGCCGCCTGCACCCGATCAATCATCAAGCTCCATGAAAGGCTCGATGGTTCCGGTGATACAATTGGGCTCAACTTCCCAGAAGAAGATCCCAGCCCCTACGTCCTTTCAGGACTTGATGAAGCAAAGCCGCGAGGACGAAGAATCCAAGATGCGGCGGAGCGTACAGTCCGGCTTTTCCAACGTAGTCCGTGGTTACCAACGCGCGACGTCCGAAGGAAAGACGACATACAAGACAGTCATGACGCAGGATGCCGCAACATACGGCCTCAGCCAGGAGGACATTATTGGTCTTTTGGATGGAGCAACGCAGCCCTCGATATTGGCAGCCAAGGTTTCGAAGACGAGTTTGAAAAAGCTTATCTCCGTATTGTTCCCGACGAAATAAAGTTGGATAGCAACCCTGGTTATCCGTTCCTTAATCATGCTACTAATCAGTCTGTGATTGACAAGTACCCTTGCGAACTCAAGACGGAAGTCAAGAGGAGGGTTGCGTTGATTATAGCCTATTGTGGAGATAAGGATTTTAGAGCACCTAAACCTGGCGACGTGAATGAATTTTCCGACGCCATTGTACCATATTTTGTTGAGCTTGACAAATTTCCGTTAGCTTGGCATTTGGATGTTGGTGGCGCGTCTTTGCGCAGCTTTGCCCGTGTTTTTCCCAAAGACCAGGCTCAGCGCGTTAGCAAAGTTGATTGCCGCAATATCGCTGGTGTGTCTTTAATTGATCAAATAGTTACGAAAATGATTTTTATGCCTTTCGTTAACAGTTTGAAGGATAATTTCCCAAACACCCCGTCTGGTCTAGGCGTCGGTTTTAATGCTGATGCCCCGACTACGACAGGTGAAAACACTTGTGTTGGTTTGGCCGAAAGGATGTCCATACTTCAGAAGAGGTGGGGGCTTCCTATGGTTGCTACCGATGTTGGTGGATGGGAGGCGTGTTTCAATATATTATGTACCAAGATCACAGTTTTTGTCGCTTATCACACGGCGTGTAATATTGACGACACGAATCGAGAGATTTTCCTTCGGTTCACGTCTTGGTGGGCGCGTTCTGCGTGCTCGATATTGTATATGACTGTTGACGGCTATGTGCTGTCCTTTTTCAGTCAGAAAGTGCAGAGAAGTGGATGTTATATGACGTCCCCTGCCAACACTGTATCTAGAATTTTTGCGGCTATTGCCTGCCTAGCTTACGAGGCAGTGGCCAATGGCGATGATTCTGGAGAAATCAACTCTATTATCCGAGATTACGGCAAGGATGCGCTGTTAGAAATTTACAGTGCTCATGGTCTAGTCATCAGAGAAATAGAGATTATGAACCCCGACACCTTTCTTTTTTGTTCTCATAAGTTTTATCGTAAGGACGATGGGAGTTGGGGTTGCTACCTCGAGTCGTGGAGACGTATGTTGGTAGAGACTATTTACAAGAAGCCCATGGAACGCTTGAAACTTTTGGGCACATTGGCTAATTATAGGTCTGATCTCAAAGACATGGAGGATACCCAACTTAGGGACAAGATATATCGATACCTAGTGGACTGGGCCGTTGTTGCTAGCAACGATGGCTCGGTCACCAGGTGTTTAGCGGAGCAAACATTGTGCCTACCAGTTACGATGCCGTCACGTGGTCCCATCGCCACGGATGACCAAATCAAAGAAGAAGGGTAAGGGCCGGCCCCAATCGGCCCCAACAAAGAGAGTTATTAAG